CCTCCACGATGGCTGGGTAGTGATGAAGTCTGCCAATCCTTCTGACGTTGCTGCGGTTCTTGACGAAGTTCGCCCCGAAGACACTGAAATCGAATTGGCAGATGATGCCAACGACGAAGTGGAAGTCGAAGCGAACAAGGCAGTAATCCCCACCCTCGTTTCCAAGGAGGAAACTATGTCTTTCACCCCAGAGGTGTCAACCCCAGAGGTTGTCATCATCCCTGAGGCTGCGAGCGAGGCTGACATCATTAAGGCGATGCCTGCGGCTATCCGCAAGATGCTGGATGACGCTTCGGCTAACGCCGAGGCTGCACTCCGCAAGGCTGCTGCCTCAGAGCAGGCTCTTTTGGCCGAGCGTGACGCTCGTGCTGACGAGGCTGCCGTGATGAAGGCTGCTCAGTGGTCGCACCTGAACATTGACCCCACGATTGTCGGCCCTGCGCTTCGTCGCTTGGCTGAAAACGATGGCACCCTCGCGAACGAGGTTGTCAAGGCACTTGACAGTGCCAACGCTTTGCTTGAAACCAACGTGGTTTTCACTGAGGTTGGTTCCGACGCTCCTGTTGCGAGCGACGATTCCTACTCCAAGATGGAGAACCTCGCGAAGGCTGCTGTTGCTTCCGGCACGGCCCCGTCCTTTGAGGCTGCTCTGCTGGCTGTTGCCCAGTCGAACCCAGACCTCTACACCCAGTACCTCGCTGAAAAGGCTCGATAAATATGGCTTGGGAACAAAATCCATACACCGTCAAGGTTTCGCTGGTTGCCGATTCGTCGCTTTCGACGCAGGTTAACTCGGCTGGAACCCCGGTCTTCACCCCGCAGTTCCGCTTCGTTTCCCTTGGTTCGACCAGTGCGACCATCACTGCGAACGTGACCGCTGGTAGCAACTCGGTGTCGGTGACCGGTACCACGGCGACCCCAGCAGCATTTGCTGGAATCGTCCCCGGTGCGCTCGTCACCGCGCCAGCCGGTCTTGCTGGTGCAACGGTTGTCGGCATCAACATTGCTGCTGGCTCGTTCACCATCTCGCAGGCTGCTCCCGGTACCACCGCAAGCGCTTCGATTACCCTCACGGTTCAGGGTCAGCCTGCTAGCCAACCTGTTGCCACGGCGATTGTTGCCGGACAGACTGCTCCCGGCACGACTGCCGTGAACGCTGGTGGAACCGGCCCCAAGGCCATCGGTATTCTTCAGAACCAGCCGGTGTACCGCACTGCTGCTAACGGCAACCTTGAAGCCCTCGCTGAGGCTGAAATCACCCTTTCGGGTATCTCCAAGGTTGTTTGTGGTCTTGCTGTGACCGTCGGTCAGGCTCTGACGATTGACACCTCTGGCGCAGTTGTCCCTGTCACCTACCCAACGACTGGTTCTTACGCCAGCCCTACCTCGTGGGTTTACGGTACTGCGCTTTCCAGCGGTGCTCAGGGTGACCTCATTGCGATGGCTGTCACGGCTTCGGCCCCGTCTCGCAACGCATAGGTTTAGAAAGGAACCTGAACAATGCCCCAACCAAACGTTCAAAATGTTCACATTGACGCGATTCTGACCAACATTTCAGTCGCGTACTTGCAGAACACCGACAACTTCATCGCTGACAAGGTTTTCCCTGTCATCCCGGTGGACAAGAAGTCCAACCTGTACTTCAAGTACACGAAGGATGACTGGTTCCGTGACGAGGCTCAGCGTCGTGCTGATGGCACCGTCTCCGCTGGTTCTGGCTACGGCCTCACCACGGACACCTTTATGGCCGACGTGTGGGCTTTCCACAAGGACATTGGTGACCAGACCCGTGCCAACTCCGACAACCCCCTCAACCCCGATATGGAGGCGACGCAGTTCATCACCCAGCGTCTTCTTCTCCGTCGTGAGGTTCAGTGGGCCAGCGACTACTTCCAAGCCGGTGTCTGGGCCTTGGGTGTCAATGGTCAGCCCGCTACCGGTTCTACCGCGGCTGTTAACGCTGGTACTGCCGTGTGGCAGTGGGATGACTACGTTGGTGCGACGGGTACCTCGTCGTACACCAACGGTGGAACCTACTACTCCAACCCGATTGCGGACGTGGAACTCGCCAAGGCTGCCATCTTGCAGACCACGGGCTACGAGCCGAACACCCTCGTGCTTGGCTACCGTGTCTTCCAAGTGCTGAAGAACCACCCGCTTCTCGTTGACCGCTACAAGTTCACTCAGGCCGGTGCCATCGTCACCGAAGACCTGCTCGCCCAACTCTTTGGAGTTGACCGAGTGCTGGTCGCCAAGGCTGTCGTGAACACGGCGAACGAGACGGCGAGCGACCTGCTCGGTGTTGGTGTTGCTTCCAGCAACTACAAGTTCACCGTCGGCAACAACGCCCTGCTTGCCTACACCGCCCCGAACCCCGGTCTGATGACCCCCTCCGCTGGCTACACGTTTATGTGGACTGGCGTGTCGGGTGGCCTCGGTACCACGGTTGGTGTGAGCCGCTTCCGTATGGAGGAACTGAAGGCAGACCGAGTTGAAGGTGAAATCGCCTTTGACAACAAGGTTGTCGCAGCCGACCTCGGCTACTTCTTCAGCAACATCATCGGTGGCACGGCCATCTAGCCTCTAGTAGGCTAGGGGTATGAACCCCGAACCACGCTTCACACACAGAATCGCCAAAGTGTACCCAGCCGGTGCCTTTGGCGATTCTGTGTTTGGGCCGAACAATCTCGTCTCCACTGAAACGTGGACACGACGAGGATTTGACCACATCGAACTGTACGGATGGGCAAGGCCCTTGACCCCGTATGAATTGGAACACCTTGACGAGGAACTGGCTGCTGCCGGGTGGGTTTGGCCCCCCGTGGAAGCCGAGCCTGAGGTGGAAACCGTTGTTGAGCCTGAGGCTGTAGACGAGCCTGTTGTGACCAAGGCTCCGGCCAAAAAGCCAGCAGCGAAGACGGTGAAAAAGGCAGTCAAGAAGCCAGCCACCGAGTAGCCACAGTTTACGGCAATACTGGTGATACGATTTCCGTATGTCGCTGCGAGATGCTGAAAAGCGTATTGAGCAATCATCCACCTGTCGCTTCGCAGACTTCCTGAAGTCGTTAGACAAGGATGACACTGCCACGCTGAAATCGTGGATTGAACTCCAAAAGCCTGCTGGCTGGATTGCCAGAGTGGTCACTGCCGACGGCAAGAAACTCAACGAGAAGACCCTGAAGCGTCACCTTGACGGCCAGTGTCAATGCCCTGCTGAATCCACCCACAAGGGGGCGTATCGTGTCGCTAAGTGACGCAGCATCGTCATTGCCACAGCGTCACGTCAACACCATTCCAAAAGGAACTGAGCCATCGTTCCAATGGAATGGCAACGAGGGCTACATCACCTCACCGCTTCTCCCCAATGAGCCAGACCCGGCGTTTTGGGAAGTCCTTATGCAGGACTGGGGGCTTTCACCAGACACTACGGAAGTCGTAGACGGCTCCGTCAATATCCGTGGCTGGGATGCCAATATGGGCCGAGATGCAGACGGTCACCCAACCGTGCATCGAATGAAGTACTACCGAGCGCAGATTCGCCGTCGCCAAGGTGGTGAACGCTCCATCAACGTGGACACGTTGTGCGAGAAGATTCTGAAGCGCAAGCCACTGAAGTCCGCCCCAAGTGTAAACAGCAACCGTGCATTGGTAGTCACTTTTTCCGATTGGCAGACAGGAAAAGGGGAAGGGGGTGGCCCAGATGCAATGACCGAGCGCATCTGCCTCGCCCAAGACCGTGTGGTGGAACGGGTCAAGGAAATGCGTAAGGCTGGTCGTGCGCCTAGCCATATCTACATTGCTGGAATGGGCGACCTCGTGGAGCAGTGCGACGGTCACTACGATATGCAGACTTTCCAAACCGTCCTCACTCGTCGCCAACAGAAGGACTTGGTGGTCTACCTCATTGACCGGATGGTGGAATTGTTGGTAGACAATTTCCCCGATATCCAAATCATCCTCACTGCCGTTCCGGGCAATCACGGTGAAAACCGCAAGAACGGCAAGGCGTTCACGGACTGGTTGGACAACGACGATTTGGATGTTTTCACCTCAACGTACCGTTGTTATCTGAAGAACCCAGAACGCTACGTCAATGTTTCGATGCCCCAGTTCGACGGCCTCGTTCAGGAAGACTTGACTATCACCTTGGACATCTGTGGTGTGCCAGTGACGTTCGCTCACGGCCACCAATTTGGAAAGGGCAACGGTGGAGGCACGGTTGCCAAGATTGAGGCGTGGTGGAAAGGCCAAGTAATGGGTCGCACTCCGGCTGCGGACAGCGCAATCCTCATCTCTGGCCATTATCACCACTTCGTCGCATCTGAAGGCACTGGTCGCCAAGTGTTCCAATGCCCAGCGATGGATGGTGGTTCTAAGTGGTTTACAAGCCAGACGGGTGCAAACTCCCCTGCTGGAATGTTGACGGTTGGTATCGGACTTGACTACGGCTCTCGTGGCTGGGGAGATTTACTGATTATCTGATGGCGTATTACTTGTGCGGCCCGATGCGGGGTCTGCCCCACTCCAACTTCCCTGCCTTTGAAGAAGCGCGGGAACACCTCAGAAGCCTCGGATTCGACGCTCTTTGCCCCGTAGAGGCTGCCAAAGAGCGATTGGGTGCTGATATCCAAGCCGACGATTCTAACTACTAC